TGATGACAAACCAACTTGGTCAGAGTTTATAACAGAGAGAGATAGACTTGATGCTTTAGATGTAGCTAATCAATATAAAGTAGATAGACAAGCAGAATATCCATCATTACAAGATTGCATACACGCATTACTAGATGGTGGCGATACTCTTACAGATCTACAAGCAGCAAGACAAGCAGTAAAAGACAAGTACCCTAAAGGATAAATTATGGCAAGTGAAATAAAAGTAGATACAATATCAGAAAAGACTTCTGCTAATGGTGTAACTATTGATGGTGTTTTAATAAAAGACAGTAAGTTAGCTAGTGGCATAGGTAATGTATTACAAGTTGTTACAGCGACAACAACAACAGATACAGGAGCTTTGGCAGTTACTTCATTTACAGACACAGGATTATCTGGAAGTATCACACCAAGTGCTACAAGTAGCAAAGTTTTAGTTGTAATTAATCAAACCTTACAAGCTCAAAGAAGTGGCGATAATGATATGCAAGGGCATATTAATATTATGAGAGATTCGACACAAGTATATGAAAATTTTTATATGGTAAATGAAGATAGTGGAGATTTTGGTCCTGCTGTGAAAACTGTTATATTTTTAGATAGTCCAAGTACAACTTCAGCTACAACATATAAAACTCAAATAAAAGGTAATACATCATCATCAGCTAGTGTAAGGGCAAACCAACAACTTTCAGGAAATACCGAAAGTTTTTCAGCTATTCATTTAATAGAGATTGGTGCATAATGGATGCAGTAGGTAAAAAGGCATTGGCAATTTCACAACTTGGTGCAACACAGTTCCAAGTGAAACCTGATTTATCTGTAGTTTATTTTGAAGGTAACGAAACAGAGCCAAGCGATAGTGATATTACAAATAAGATTGCAGAGATAGAAGTACTAGAGGCTAGAAAAAATGCTTATGCTTCTATTCCAGATCAATTAGATATGCAGTATTGGGATAATGTTAATGGCACTACAACTTGGAAAGACCATATAGCAAAGGTTAAATCAGACAACCCTAAACCTTAATAAAAAATCCTATGATACAATCGTATTATGGATTCACTTATATATTTACTTTTGATTGTTTTAGTTATAGAAAACTATGGCAATTTGTATAAATTTTTAACAGGTAAATCTACTAAAGAACCATATTATTACAAGAAAACAGATCCTTGGAACTGGCAAGATGATTGGGATAGAGATGACATCTTATAACGGCAACGGCTTTACACAGAAAGAAATGTTGAATTTGATATTAGAAGGACAACAAGATATTAACAAACGAATAGATGAATTACACGAAAAAGTTAATCAAAAGATTTCAAGACAAGAACTAAGTGGGTGGCTTGTAGCCATATCTGCATTGGTGGTGCTTATAAATAACTTGATGTAATGTTTCGTTTATTACTGTCTGTCCTCTTACTAATACCAATACCTTTACTTGCCAATGAAACTGAAAATATTGTTACAGAAACATTTGATAATCAAGAGATAAATACAGATATTACATTTGTATATGGAGCTAGTGATACAGTTGTAAGTGCTGCTACTACACAAAATCCAGAATGTGCCAATCTAAATGAGCAAGGTCTTATAGGCATTGAGGATATGGATTGTTTTGCTGGTGAGTACTTTGGTAATGACAGATATCAACTAGGTATAAGAGGTAGTTCAGATAATCTTACTATTGCATTTCCAAACGAACCTTACGAAGTTGGTTTTAATTATGGTGCTATAGACCAAGAAGGTGGCGTATCAGGTGTAATATATTATGACAATGGTGGATCAGAAAACTTTACATTAGATGTAAATACTGATATGACAGTAGCAGGTAGTAAAGTATTTGCAGTAGCAGAAGGTGTAGATACATTTATTACAGAAATAGTTATAGAAGGAATAACTGATTGGTGGCTTCTAGATAATGTATACTATAAGTATGATATACCTAATAACACGCCTCCTAGTACGACAACAACTAGCACAACCTTACCCAAAGCAGAGGATGTCGTTGAGGATGGTATTACAACATATTTGGCGTGGGATGAAAATGGTTGTGAACACCCAGATAACCCTCTATCGTATAAACAATATTTGGAAGCGATAGAAAGTGGAGATTGGTTCGGTTATCAAAATGGTGATTGCTCTGACATACCTGATGTCGTTACTATTATTGTCGCAGAAGAAGAGGAGATAGAAGAGGATGAAACAGAAAAAGATCTTGATATTGACCCTGGAGAAAATGAACAGGCAGATGAGATTGAAGAACTTACAGATGAAGAGATACAAGCTATTGAAGCAGAGATACGAGCTGAAGAAGAACAACTAATTCAAGAACAACTTGATGCAGAAAAAGAAGCCGAAATATTATTAGAGTTAGAAGAAACTCTGATTGTTGCAGAAGATTTGTCTGAAGAAGAACTTGAAGAATTTGTAGATATAATTATAGAACTAGAAGAAACTCTTGAAGAGATAGAAATACTAGAGGAAGTCATAGAGTTAGACATACCTGAAGATATAATTGTTATAGAAATAGAGGAGGAAGAAGTTGAAAAAGAAATTGTTATTGATAAGACCGAAGTTTTACCTGAGATTGATGAAGGAACAGAGGAAGTTTTGGATGAGCCAATACAGGAGGATGTTGAAGAAAAACCTTTAGAACTAACTGAAGAAGAAATAGCTGTTGAGGTAGCTGAAGTAGAGGAAGTTATTGAAGTAGTTATTGAAGAAGATTTATCTGAAGAAGAAGTCGCAGAAGTTATTGAGGAGTATGTAGAGGAACTAGAAACAGAGGAAGTTATAGAGGTTCTTGAAGAAGTCAATGATGTTGGTGTACAAAATTTAGAGGAAGTGTCAGAGGAAGTTCAGGAAGTTATACAGGCAGTAGTAGAGGAAGCCATAGAAGATGTTGAAGAACTTACAGAGGAACAAGTTGAGGTTGTTGCTGATGTACTACAAGTTGAAACTGAAGATGTTGCTATCGTTGCAGAGGCGATTAAATCAGATGAAGTAGTTGCTGAAGCAGTAGAAGAATATGTAGAGAGAGCAGTAGAGAACGCTGATGTAGAGGATTACACACTTGCTGATGTTGTTACAGAGGTACAGTATGAAGCATTCTTGGAAAATCCAATAGAAGTATTAGTTGATTTTGACAATATAACAGAGATAAATCTAACAAACATATCTGATGATATGACACAGGATCAGAAAGAAAAAGCACAGGAGGTCGTAGTTCCTGTAATCTTGACTAGAATAGCTAGTATGGCTGCATTTATATTTAGGAGAAGCTAATGATTAAGAAGTTATGGTCTTGGTTAGTAACAATAATTAAAGAAACACTAAATCTTAGTTGGACTTTAGTTGGTTTAGTTATTGCAACACTTACACTAACTGGTTCTGCCCAGCAAATCACAGGTTTAGCGACTATAATAACTTTAGGTATATGGTTATTGACCATCGGTTTTAGAAAAGGAGATTAAATGGACTGCTGTGGTAGTGGTTGCTGTGGTGGTTCTTAATGTGCATATCATATATTGATGATAAGGGAACTCACATTAATATATGTAATTGCAAGTTTGGAGGTATAGGTGAAATTACAAGTTGTTAGAACACAGTTTGGTACTGATGCAACAAATGGTTTGTTGTTTATAGATGGTTTATTTGAGTGTTATACATTAGAGGACCAATACCAGGCAGTTAAAGTGCTTCACGAAAGCTGTGTGCCTGAAGGCACATACGATATAAAGTTTAGAACTGTTGGTGGATTCCACGAGAAATACAAGAAAAGATATAGTAATGACCATTATGGTATGTTGCATTTGCAAGATGTACCTAACTTTACCTATATACTTATACACGCAGGAAACACAGATGAACATACATCAGGTTGTTTAATTGTAGGAGAAACACAACAGGATTTAGACCTAAGTGATGATGGATTTATAGGTCATAGTGGCGTAGCATATCAAAAGCTATATAAAAAAGTAGCAAAAGAATTATTGTTAGGAAAGAGTGTAACAATAGAATACACAACAATAACTAAATTATTAGAGAAACCTTTAGAGGAATCCTCTAGTACAGACTTAGGTGTTGCTAAAAATGTTATGGAGAAATTGCAAGAGATTAATGGTAATGTTATACAGACACAGACAATGTTGAGAGGTAGGATAATTAGATAATGTTTAAGAGATATAAAAGAGCAAGAAACCAGGATGGTACATTCAAGAAGGATGTATGGTGGACACCTTGGTCTGATTCGTGGGAGTATAAAATGAGCGAAGATCTCAAAGATATGCTTGAAAGGACCTTTTGGACCTTTGTGGAGGCATTTCTCGGAGCGTTAGTCGTAGCACCATTAGCTGGAGTTGAAGCAGAAACACTACAACTTGCAGCATTAGCTGGTGGTGGAGCTGCATTAGCAGTAGTAAAAACTTACGCTAAAAAACAAATCACTAAATAGATTATGTCCTAATTCCTGTGTATAATTGGCACAACAGAAAGGGCTGAATATGACACAGGAACTAGGTAATAACTATTATAAATCAGGGTGGCAACCCTCCATAGAGTTTGATGAATCAACAGGCAAAGGGGAGATAACTTATGTTGGTACAGATCCAAACTACAAAAATAAGTATGATGACATACTTAGAGGTTGGGGTTTTGACCCTAAATACTATGAAATAGAAGGCACAGTTCGTGCTAGTAGCTGGGAAGGACAGCTAAAAGGTGGTAGAACAACCACCTTTTTTGCATTTAAGGGGGTTGTAAAGCGTAAGAACCCTGCATTAGACCAATATTTTGACAAACTTGTTAAGGAGTACAGTAGAAAACCTAAGTTAAAAGACACAGATTTTGGTGGAGATACTGCTTTTATATGGACAATGGCTGATTGGCAGTTAGGTAAAGCTGATTATGGCGTTGAAAATACCCTTAAACGCTACGAGGAAGCTCTTATTAAGGGGGTAAATCAAGTTAAGGCACTACGCAAGACAGGTACAGAGATAGATGAGATATACCTATTAGGATTAGGCGACCTCACAGAAGGGTGCGATCAGTCGTTTTACAGCTCAATGCCCTTCAATATTGAGCTTTCGCTATCTCAACAATATCAACTAGCTAGGCGTATGATTATGAAAACTATTGATACATTTCTACCACTTGCAGACAAACTAATTGTATGTGGTATTGGTGGTAATCACGGAGAGATGACAAGGTCTGGTAAAGGACAGGTACTTTCAGATAGATTAGATAACTCTGATATGATGCACTTTGAAGTAGTTAAAGAGATACTTGCACAGAACGATAGGTACAACAAAGTAAATGTCATACTACCTACTGACTATCATCATTTGCTAGACATTAAAGGTAAGGGTGTCGCGATAACCCACGGCAATTTAACAGGTGGTGGGTCAGGTCCAGAAGGTAAGATAATGAAGTGGTGGCAAGGACAGATGTTTGGTTGGTTGCCTAGTGGTGCTGCTGAAATTTTAATTACAGGACATTATCATCACCCAAGAGTATTAAAACAAGGTAAAAGAACTTGGTTTCAATGTCCAAGCATAGATGCAAGTAAAGACTTTACTGCACGAACAGGTATGTGGAATGATCCTGGTGTGTTATGTTTTACAGTTAATAAAGATGGTTGGGATAACTACAGGATAGTTTAATACTTGTTTAAATTAAATCTATAATCTACGCATTCTGAAGTGCAATACCACCAAAATTCTGATTGTAAACCTGCATCAAGATATGGTTTATCAGTATAAATCATAGTTTTTTTGGGATAATAATAAAAACATTCAGTACATAATTGTTGTTTTAAATATTTGATTCGCAATTTGCTTATAGTTTTGTCAAAATTTATTTTAAATTTATTATTTCCGTAATTGTTAGGGTGCATTTTATTTGGATTTGTTTCAACATAATCTTTAAAGTGATGATGGCTGTTACTTAATATTCTTTTATACACCACAATAACCTTCACATTCATCATCAAACAATGAACCTTGATATTTTTCTGATGGAACTTCATCAAAACTAGCATCTTTTAAAGGTATTCTTTCTTTATATAAATACAACTCACTATCTAATTTATTAACAAATTGGCTCTGTGATCCACTTTCTCTTAATTTATTATCAAAATTTACTGCGTACTCAAATTCTTTTGGGTTATTTTCTTTTAATCTTTTCCATTCGTTTTGACTATGGTATGGACATATTATACAAGCTGATCGTGGTGGTTGTGGCAAACCTAATTTACCAAAATATTCTAGGCATTGATGTCTTGATATATTATTTTCTACTAATGGATAGCAATTAACTTGCCATTTGTTAGGTGGGTACTTTGCTCTTTGGATCTCATCAGATGAAATGCCCATAACGATTTCAACTACCTTACCACGAAGGGTTTTGATGTCAAGAAGTTCTCTTATTTTTTCTGATATTGGTCTAATTTTATAACGATCAGTACAAGTTCTAAGTGTTATACCTTTCTTATCTGTTTGTTTGTTAACTGTATAGACAGGAATACTTGCAAAAAAACCAACTTTAGTAAGCAAATCTTCAGCTATGTTACCTGTGTTTTTTTCGTTTCTGACTATTTCTATGTTTATTTTGTCAGATACTTTTTCTTTTAAAAATTCAAACCAATCATATACCTCTTGTGGTTCGTTGCCTGTGTCTGCAAATATAGCATAATCAACAGGTGCTATCTCACCATTGTATATCTTCATAAGTAATGTACTAGATTGCACACCTGCACCTAAAGATAATATGCGTAGATCAGGTTTCTTATCTAATATTTTTTCATCTGCTAAACGCATTTCTTTTAGATACAATTAGACACAATCCTCAATCATATAAGCTATACAACCTACACATCTACCATCAAAATTTAATGTTGTTTGTGGTGGATCGCCACACTCTAGACAATTCATTCTTCCTCTTCTACTGTTGTAAGTACCTGCACATTAGGTAGTATCGCTAATAGTTGCAGTTGTCCATTAGATAACATAATGCTCTTGCCCATAAATAATGGCTGATCCTTGTCATCTTTTCTTTGTAATAGTTCAGCTATCAACATACCTGTTGTTGCTTTGCTTAACATTACATCTAATATTTTTACTTCAGGCATTCTTTCTCCTTTTGTTTCCTCTTTTATAGTACATCACCCAGTAGCGATAACTTTCTATATCAAGTGTGTATTTTGGCTTTTCCCTCATACAAAAATCCCACCTCTTTTGTAATTAATTTGTTATTGTCAAACTCTGTAGTTTGTGGCATAGATATTACAGACCATTGAAAGTCATAACCTTTACGCACTAAGTTGTGTATGTTCCAAGTCATAATTTTTTCATCATACTCTGTCAAATAAACAAACATCTTACCTGTTTCAACTGATTTAATTATATTACTTTCAAACTTCTTTTTTTCAATAACCCAACTCCTGTATCGTTTATCTCTTGACTTGACCTCTACAATATATCTTTCGTTCTCTGCATCATACGAACTGTACTTATCAATACATTCCACTAAATCTAGTCCAGGATATATTTCGTTTAACTTATCTATTATCTCTGTCTGTGTCATTAACCTATCTCCATTACATATCTACAACTTACACAAAATCCATCTTGATCTATGTCATTAGGCAAACCATACAAATCATATTCGCCTACATTACAGCTACGACAACGCACTCTTTAGCTTGTCAATCATAGCACTAGCATTACCCTTAGTTGCTTCGCCACTTGCAAGATACTTCTTAGCTTCAGCACCGAGTTCATCTTTACCTGCATCAATACATTGTTCAATCAAACTGTTAATAAAGTTTTTCTGTCCATCACTTATTGGATCTTCTTTCCACTTCCCATCAGGTATATCAGACATATCTTCCTCACTTTCTTTTTCTTTTACATTACCCATTGTTTCTATTATATTATTAACTACTTCAGTATTACTAGCTCTTTTCTCAAATTCGTTTTTAAATTTATCTACATAATCTTCTACGAGTTTTAGAAATTTATCTACATTATCGTTTGACCAATCCCCTACATTATCGCTAATAGACTTGTCCATTTTAAATCGTGTCATAGAGGTTTGATAACACTTCTTAGCAAAGTCCTTATCCTCGTTGCACATACTAAATACCATTTCTTTTAGTTGTGGCTCTGTCAAGCTAGAAGGGGATTTCGTAGTCTCTTGTGCTACTTCTTTTTTTTTAGGTTGATCTGTTTGCTTTTCTACATTTTTAGAATTAGTCATCATACCTGCACCTGCGTAATGTTCTTCTTCTGCAACGCCACCTGTCCAAAGTTCTAGTCCTATACCAAATCGCATACAACATCTTTTAATTCCATCACTAACAGCAAGTTTTAATACTTCGCTTTCAGTAATGTTTCTTGATATAGCGTGTGTATCTACATCACCAATTTCTTCTACAACGCCTAGTCCTTCTATTTCTAATCTACAAATAGCACCTACAACAGCGTTGTCTTTATTTCTAATAACTTCCTTAATAAAAAAGTTGTATTGTCCACCTACAACATCTACCAATCGTTGTGTGTATAAGTGATGTGGAACATATGATCCATACTTTCCTTTTGGTGCTTGTTTAACAACATCTTTTGGGAAGTTTTTTGTTAATTTTTTATGTGTTTCTTTATTCATTTCTCTCCTGTTCTGTGTGCCTACATTGTAATTGTTATTTAAGACAATTTCTACTATTATAAAAGAAAACGATATTTGATTTATTCATTATTGTTTCCTTTCTGGAATAGCACTCTAGCGATAGAGTGCTATTTTATTCTTCTTCTAAATGATCTAACCAATCGCTAGATGACATACTATATACAAAATCTTCTGCATCAGCTTGATTAGTTGCATCAAACCTAACTACTATCTTGTATGGCTTTAAGTTGTTCTCATCATAATTAGAAAACTCTGGTGTTTCGTATGCTTTACTCATTACTTGCCTTTCTTTATTTTGTATAACTTGTATTCAATAATATCTTGTAGTTCTAGCAACCATTTATCACTATTGGCGTTAGTTATTTTATTAGCTATATTTTCGTATTGACTTTGTGTTATATCCATTACTTCCCTTTCTTATCCTACAACCCTTCCAAACTCAATAACTCGTTCTTCATTGTAATTGTGGTTACATAAATCACAATGACAATAACCTTTGTTGTCATAATCTTGATACTCCCAATGCCAACTATCCCAACAAGCCCAACAATATGTATCTTTCTCAACTAAATCCCAATAAAAACTTGCCTCTTTTGAAACAACTGTATCAGCTCTAACACCACTTTTTAATTGGTCTAATGTAGAACAATCAACACATAAATTAAATAATCTTTTTATAATATTTTTCATTACTTCCCTTTCACTATATTATGGATCATCTGTCTAGTTAAATTAGTTATCTCTGCTAATTCAATAGCTGAATAACCAATACCATACAAATTAGTTATTGCTACATTTCTTATGTCTATAAACTCTTGGTTAATAGTCTTAAGATTTTGTAGTTCTTTCATACTTTCTTCTAATGCTTTACGATAATTAAACTCTGTTTGTTTATCTACATTGTCGCTTATGTTATCTCTTGCTTTGATTAAAAGATCGTTAATATTATCTTCCATAAATTATATTCCTTTCTACATTATCTAATTCTTCATAACTCATATCTTCTAATGCTTTATTATTTTTAAAAATAACTAATTCAAACCAATCAGCAATATAATCTAATGTTTTTTTAGTATATGGCTTTGCAAACAACTGATTAAAATAATGTTCTTCAATATCTTGTTGTTCTGCATACCACTTATATAACTCTACAATTTCTTTCTTAGTTCCTAAAGTAGCTGATCCCCAACTTGACCCTTGTAAGCAATAAATTGCATAAGTTGGATTAAATAACTTAATTAACTTTTTCATATCTTCCCTATTCTTCCTCATCAAAATCATCTAACCAAATTACTACTGATCCACCTAACTCATATTCAGCTATCTTTGTATCATCTAGTTCTTCTTTGGAATATGTGCTTGTATATCCCCAATTAGTATGACCCCAATTATCTCTACAATATTCATCTAAATATTCTGTTGCATCTCTGCTCATATCTTCCCTATTCTTTCTGCTTATAGCTTATAAAAAGCTATCAGCTTTTTTAACTACTACCACATAGCTTTCGTTAAATGTTTGTTGATCTACAATCTCTAATCTATTGCCTTCTATAAAGTGCAACACTTCTTTTGTGCTACGAAAAGGTCTAAGAGTATTGTTGTAATTAACAAATATATACCTACAATCTAGTGGTAATTCAATCTTCTGTTTTAATACCATAATTTAAGTCTAACCTAATTTACAACCATTGTAAACATTATTCTACAATACTTTTATTGCGTTTGTTTTGTATGACTTCTACTTGTTTTATTAATTCTTCTAAGTCATACCATACTGTTTTAGGTGTAATGCCCTCTATATAACAATACTTGCTATATTCTTTGATCCTATCAATTTCAGTTTTAAGATATTCATAGTCATCTAATATCATTATTCACCTACAATTTCTTGATATATAGCCCATACAATACCTCTGTATTCATCTTGATCGTACTTAGATATATCTATATCAGCTACACACTCGGCTAGATTAGTAATGTTTTTATCTTTCTTATCTAGTTCTTTCTCTATAAGTTTCTGTATATTATTCATTGATTAACCTACACTTTCTTTAGTCTTACCTGTAAAGTAAAAACTAAACCAATCTTTCTTTCTATCTTCGCAATACTCTTCTAGCATTTTTAGATATATTTGATCAGCATATTTTTTACCTAAGTTAGTTACTACAACTAAGTGATTTATATAACCACCACCAATAAATTCAGCTACATATCTATAAGCCCATTTATTTTTATTATTATTCATTGATTAACCTTTCTGTTTATTAACCTACACTATATTGTAATACCTGTTTTACATTATGCAATTTATTTGCCTACAATATATTTACCTACACAATAGAAAAAACCTAGCTGATCTCAAAGGGGATAGATCAACTAGGCTTAATCTTTAGCTATATGTTAGATATAATAATTAACACTTGTAAATGTTCTTTTTTTATCAAAAAATCCTTTTTTACAACCTTTACAATAGTATTTAGTTACACCATCATTAAAATTAGTTTGTTCATAATTACACTCGTGCATTATTTACCCCTTTTAATATAATATTTTTTGTTTAAGTATTGTTTAACTGTATCGGCTAACCAATAGCTTAACCAACCTACACAATAGCAACCTACAACCAATATTAAATATTGCGTAGGATTTAAAGTAACTGTATCAATCATTTAATTAACCTCTTTCTAGTGTTTATAAACACCCTACAAGCACCCTTTAACAAGTGCTTGTTAGCTATTTATTTAAAGTCTTTTAAACAGTCTAAAGATAGTTTTAATTCTTTTTCTAATCTATTTAATTCTTTTCTAGCTTGTTGATAGTCTTTAAACCTTACAACTTGAAAACCAGCTGAACCAATATCTTGTTGTAAGTGCGTGATTTTATCATTATGTAATAGAATAATTTTATATTCTTTCATATCGTAAAAATCACTTACTTCTTCTATTAATAAAGTAATAACTTCTTTATATGGATTACTTCCTAAATAAGAAAATATATTACTTTCTATTTCTCTATTAGGATCAACAAAAAGAACTCTTTTGATCTTAGAATTAAAGAACCTAATATTACTACTACAAAAATAATTGCTACTTAATTCAACCATTGTAAAATCGTGTATATAATCACAATCAATTTTATCTGGTCTAAATTGCATAGTATTATTTTTTTCTATTGTTTGATTATCCATTTATTTCACCCCCCCTTTACTTCATAACTTGCACAAGTTGAAACTAATACTATTTCAATCTGTTCAATATCTTCTTCGGTTAAATCGCTAGTATCAATTATTATTTTATCCCCTAGCTCTAATTCAAATTCACCAATTAATATTTTCATTATTACCCCTTTAAAGTAATTAACCAATACATAAGAATATATTATTACTGTAAAATTTATATTACAAGTTATTAATAATTATTTATTTCAGTATCCTCTATATAGAAAATGATATTACTATCTTTGTGCATTTCAATAAACCCACTCCCCTTTTTTATTAAAAATAATACACCCTATTTTATAAGCTATTTATTACCTGGTAAAAACCCTATAAACATTGGGATCGCAACATAATATGTAT